GGAACCTGCTTTATAACCTGTATACCGGGTTTGCTATTACCGTCTAAATAATTTATAAACTCTGCATAACATCCTTCAACCCATTCCCTGTTATCAATCCGCTTGCCGCGAAACTTATAATCTCTCATGGTCCTCTCCTTTCTCCCACTTACGGTAAGCTCGTATGATCGCCTGTATACCATCAGGCAGTACGTCAAATCTAGGCTCCCAGGCATTTGCCATTTTCCCCACCAGGGCAAGGACTTCTTCTACCCCGGGGTTTTGCTTGGCGGTTTCCATTTTCTCGCCCATGGTGTCTACTAGCCGGGACAGACGGGAGTTTTCCTGCTCCAAGGTGAGGATATATTCGGATATTGAGTTAATCGCCTTCATTACGTCGCCTGTCACTCTTGCCCGCCTCCTTTAGCGCAGTCTCGGCCTCTTCGCGGGTGAGAAATACGTCTATGCCAACTGTGTGACACGTCAAATCGTATTCAAGCACGGGGTACACGCCTTCTTCTTCAATCGAAAAGCACATGATTTCCGACTCCTTACATTCGTTTTCTGATGTGCTATACACCGTATTCCCCACTTTGCACGGCAGCACGACGAGCCGCCCTTCACGTTCAGCTTGCATGATGTCATAGAACCGATTCATCGGTGTTTTGCCAAGCGCATCCTGAACCTCTTTCAGGTCCTCCGGCGTCAGTCCGGTATCCTCGTAAGCGGCAAGACGGTCGAGAAGCAACCCTATGTAATCTTCCCAACTTATGTCGTCACCGCAGTATTGAGGATGTACCACGGCTTGGTTGAGATCATCTCTATCGGTTAGCCTATCCATTCTTCCGCTCAGCTCCTTCCGGTCCTTGCGGCATTGGCATCCAGTGGGTAACCTTTTCAAAAGAGCCGCCCCAATACCACTCGTCCAGCGTTTTAGCCACGCGGTCAATGTACTCTATACCTGTGCGGTAATTAATCAGGCGGTTGACTTGGCCCACGCTCAGCCTGTTGCTTCCGGCGTAAAATCCCGCTGCCATTACGGTACAAAATTCAAAATGGGAATCAGAATATCGCGATATACCGGGGTCATCTTCCGGCAATTTCTCCGTTACCGCTATCCAGCCACCAGCGCGACGGTTCCAGGCGGCGATAGCTTCTTCTGGCGTATCGTATTCCAATGCGCCGCACTGGGTAGCGCAGCCCTTGCACTGGACATAATATTTTTTATCTGCCGTTTCCGGCGAATACGGCCTCAAATTTGTGAACACAGGGAAGCTTTCAATCTCAGCCTCCTCGCCGCAAAACGGGCACGGCAGCAGTTTTTCACTCATCACTCTTCACCCCATATCCAGCGGCGGTAAGGGCTTTGTCGAGTTTTGCAGCAGCTTCAATAATAAGCAGACTTTGACTTGCGGCATCATGAAACTTTTTATATGTCTGAGTAAGTCTCAATTCCTTTGCCGCCTCTGCCACTGCCCGCAGTTTGGCGTTCTCTTCTTCCAGCAATGCGTTCTCTTCTTCCAGCAATGCGTTCTCTTCTTCCAGCAATGCGATCTCTTCTTCCTTACAGCCTATGCGCTCTAGACTGAAGGCCAATTCCTCGCATATAGCATTGATGGTTTCCGGCAATGGCAAGGGCCTTTCAAAGGCCTCAAATTCCCATGCTTTGCGCCACCGCTCAACAACCTGTTCTATATCAAGCGCTATCTCTCTGGGGTCCATGCTATCCCTCCTTTGCTTCTATGGCAGCCTTAAGCTCATCACGCCATTGTCCTTCAGATGGAATGTCTGGGTCACCCTCAGCCTCTAACTCACTCACAAACTCAAGATACCTTTCACGGGAAAGGCGTTCTGAGTAAGATAATTCAATAGGCTGAGTGCTAAAGCCGGCTGGCGGCATCTGGAAAACCTTGCCCTGCTGGAGTATAGATTCAGGCCGTGTTAGGTCAACTTGACCCTGTATCTGGTCCAACACCGCGAGAGCCTCAACCTCAGAATCGTATTCGCCCAGCCATAGGGGAATACCATTAATTATCTGGCTGGTATAAATGCTTTCGTCCTCAACCCATATGCCTTTAGCCTCGCACAAAACGCATTTATTCTGACTGCATATCCATATTTCCATGGTTGTACCTCCTTAAAACGGATATAAATCCAATCCTATCTCCATGCCGCTGTCGGCTATCACTGTTTCTACCCCAGTCAATTCCTGGACCTCACGCTGCATTCTGGCCGCATCGGAATTGTCGTCAGACAAATGAATTAGCACTATCTTCCGGGTGTCCGCTGTCACATTGACGCGCAGGAAGTCCTTCACGTGGTCCAGGCTAAAGTGGCTGCCAAGTATCCGGTCCTTTAATGCCGGCGCCACTAATCCGGCTTCCACGTTCTTTCTCAGCGTCTCCAGGCAGTAGTTGCATTCTATAAGGACGTAATTTAAGCCTTGGAAACGGTTCCGAACGTAATAGGTATCTGTAGCATACAAAAGCTTTTCCCCCGTCTCCAGACGGCATAAAAGGAACCCAAGGGGCTCTGCCGCATCATGCTGGATCTCAAAAGGTAAAACAGTTATGCCGCCCACATCAAACTGCTGCAGGGCCTTGATAGCCGTGAACCGGTGGCCGCCAAGCTTTAAAGTCTCAGCGGTACCGGAAGAGCAATAAACATCAATTCCAGCTCCCATAACCTCATTTACTGCCTTGCTATGGTCTTTGTGCTCATGGGTCATGAGACAACCTGTTACCTGGGAGAGGTCAAAATTTAGCCCCTTCTGGATGTCCTGGAACCTTAGTCCGCACTCAAGCAGCAGGACTTCGGCTCCAGTATCCAGGACATAGCAGTTTCCGTGACTGCTGCTGCCCAACACCTTTAGCTTCATGTTTAGAACCCCGGGCCATCATCGTCAGGCGGCAAGCTGTCGGTTTTCGAGGTAGTATCTGCCTTACTGTTTCCCTCTCTTGTTTGCGTCTTGTCAATGTCCACGACCTCGACGTTGGCATTCTGCTGTACTTCCTGTTCTACCTTAATTTCATAGTCGGCAGGCGTAAGATCAAAGGTATCGTAAAGTTCTTCCTCGGTATGCATACCCATAGCAAGCTCAGGGGCATAAGCCCGGATAAACCAACTGGCCGCACGGTACATAAGCATTTGCTGCGGCATGGTCTGCCACTTGCTGCCATTTTTGTCGTACCAGCCTTCTTTTTTTGCTATTGCAATGGTCACGGTAGAACCTTCCAGCTTTTCTCCGGTTGCTTTTTCAATAGCCCATGCCTTGCAGCCCCAAGTATCTTTTCCCTCTTCGCCTACCCATTGGTAGCGTAGGGCTGAATACCGGCCGCTGGTATTAAAAGTAGAGATCAGGAATTGACTGGACCATCCAGGGCGGCCATATACGATATAAAGATTCTGCATAACCATTAAAGGATCTGCGTTCATCCGCGCTGACATATTCAAGGCAATTACGCAGTTGGGCAGATTACCTTGGTAGTCCTTTGGCACTAGTGTAGACTTCGAAAGTATGTTGGCAGCCTTAAGGGCCAATTCCAAGCTCTGTTTGCTGGTAAAACCGGGTATCAAATCTTCGGGGTTAGCAATGGCGTTATTACTCTGAATCACTTCCTGTTCGCTCATTTTTTAAGCCTCCTTAAATCTAGCCTCATAATGGGCATACCAGCGATAATATACCGATTTAACCTTTGGGATATCCTCGGCATCAAAGATGGTTTTAATAACCTCGCCATTCCTTTTCGCGATGCTCATTACGGCAACATTTCCTTTAATTTCGATCGCATTGGGCTTAGGATATTTTGGCATATTTTCCCTCCGAAGGTTCTACTCTCAGCGACTTGTCTTTTTCGCTTACAATCAAGCTAATGACCTGAGCTTCAACGTCAATGAGGTTGGTTATGGCTTCCCGATTGTCTATAAAAATCGGGGCCGATACTCCGAAGTGCTGGGTAAGGGTGTTGATAATATCCAGCCCGGCGTTAATCTTGGCCGCATTGTTTGCATCCGCGAAAGGTACGCCGTTTATCAGAGCCTCGCAGCAGTCTTCGACAGCGCCGTTTATCAGGGTGTTGAACATTTTGAAGGTTACAGTCTTAAATCGACTGTTGATGTTGCTCTCCAGCAGGCTTACCTTGGCCTTAGTGAAGTTTTCCAGCAGGAACTTATGGCCTTCCAGCTCGGCTATCCTCTCAGCCTTTTTCCGCTCGTCCTGCTTGAGTTCTTCAATTCTGGCGACAGTCTTGGCGCGAATTTCTTTGTTGTTGAGAATGGCGTTCAGCCGCTCAATCTCCCGGGTTACTTCCCGCTTCTGCTCCAGCAGTTCAGTGGCGCGATTATCTGCCGGCTGTTCTATCTCCGCCTGCAGGGTATCTATTTGGGACTGAATGGCTATATATTCGGGATGGGATTCCGGGGATGCCATATCCCAGGGTCCGTCCAGTTTAGCTTTGACCGCTTTTAACTGGGATTCCAGGTCGTTTTTAGCCCCGGTCTTTTGTGCGACCTGCTGCTCAAGTAGGACGAGCCCCTCGGTCAGCTCTTCATTTTGCGCTGCCAACGCCTGCCCTTTTTCTGTGATGTCTTTGAGGCCGGCCCTTTTCACTTGGTTGAATTCCTCCCTGGCATGGGCAACCTTTTCCGCCCAGTCCTGTTTCGGCAGGTCCTGGTGGCATAGCGGGCATACCTTGGCATCCGGCCCCGGTGGGGCGAATTGCTTGTTATTCAGTTCGCCCCACTTGGCGCGGAGCTCGGCCATTTTATCTCCGTTGGTTTCGTACTCCTGCTGGGTGAGCTTCTTCTTCGACTCCAGGATGCTTACCTCACCGGCCAGATCGGAGCATTCCCGGGTAAGACGGAGCTCTTCTTTAATCAGAGCATCCCGGCCGGCGTTGGCCTGGCGCTCCAATTCGGTTTTCTTCTGCCCCAGGGCACCATAAAGCTTGTTCAATTGCTGCTGCTTGGCCTGAAACGCTTTGGTAACGGAAGAAGCGGATACCATCTGCTCTTCGATTCTTTGCAGGCTGGAACGCTGGTCAACTAACAGGCGCTCGGTCATGGAATAATCGGGTTCTTCGTTTTTAATGCCGCGCTGCAGCTCGTCAATGCGCGGTGGAATCATTTTGATTTCTTCGTTAATCTTCCTGATCCGCTCACTGATAATTTTCTTGTAGTCGTCAGTCTTTTTGCCGTTCAGGATTTCGGTCAGCCGGGCCAGACTGACATCCGAAGCAATAACTGCCTCGTCCGACACGTCGCCGACGATCTCAAGCAGCATTTTGCGCCGGTCTTGCCAGGGTAACTGAGTGTTGAAATACAGGGGATTGGTTATCAACCTGAACAATTTCTCGTTGATGAGGGAATCAATATACTTCTGATACTCCCCTTCTTTTACCGGAACATCATCAATCCAGTGCAGGACATTATGCCCTGTGAATGTCTTTTGGGCCTCTCCGCGCTTTTTAATCCATTTCTCGACTAGGGTTTTCTTTAAAACGACCGGCTTGCCGTTGATATTAAGTGTGCCTTCCACGGTATGTTCCAGTCCGTGCAGGGCCTCTCCGTTGCTGTCCAGGGTCTTAACATTGAAGGCCGTGCGGTTGCTGCTGTCCTTATTGAAGAACAACCACAAGAATGCGTCATACAGGGTTGTTTTCCCTGTTTCGTTATCGCCGAAAACATCTATATTACCTCCCTGGGTGTCCAGGGTAAAACCTTTTTGGCCTTTGAAATTAGCCAAACCAAGCCTATTTAGAATTATTGATATGGTTTCAAATTGCAGCTTTTCTGCAGGCACGCTCATCTCTATGCCTCCTCCTCTCTATCCTGTATGGCGAAAACCTCCACTCATTCACGGCTTTCGCCTCCTTTTCCGGTTCTTGCGGGTATTCCTGCGCCTATCGCAGTAGGCAATAGATTAATTGGGGCGGTCGGCGGCTATCCCGTGCGCTCTTGCCGCCTCCGGGGAGCTGATCGGGTATTCGTTCCCCCACGGGTCCCCGCCGCCCCAAAGTTGATTTTCTACGGGCTCTGTGGTATGATTTATTTACAAGTTTTCTATTGGGCCGCTTCAAGAGCGGCTCTTATTTTTTCTATCTGCCTTTGCCACCAAGATAGCCGGCGGCCCTTGAACTTAACGTTTTTCACCGGACATTCCCGGCAGTAGCACTCCGTTAAGTCCTTGCTCCTGAAAATCTGCGCCAGCCTCGCCAGCACGTCCGGCCTGATTCTTCCCTCTGCCTCGTACCGGAAAATAGTTCTGTCATCTGCCGGTACCAGTTCTGCCAGCTCCCTTACTGTCATATTGGCCTGCCGCCTTTTCTCCTTGACCGCCTGCCCTATGACACTGTTCGCCATTCTCACACCTCCCTTCCTGATGGATAATATTTCTATAAGTTCTTTGAGAATTAAATAGCGTTGGCCGCCTTGAACTGGGATAATTCATCATAAAGCTGGGCTATGGTTTTCTTCAGGCCGTCGATTTCCTGCTGCAAAATATCGTTTACGGCTTCTGCTTCTGCTGCCCGCGATATAAGCTCCAGGCAGTACTCCGGCGTTATCTTGCCGTCTTTCATGTTTTTCAGGTATTTCTCCAGGACAAGCTTCTCGAAGGCTAAGTCCACGAATTTATCAATGTCCATGCATACACCCCCTATCTCCAAAATCCGATAAACAACGCTGCAATAATGCCGAACACAACCACTCCCCAGGAAAAGGCGTCGCTGGCCTCGCAGCGGTGGACGAGCCATCTGTAAGGGTTCATCTGGGTTCCTCCTTTCTGCGCTTATTATGGCCTTTCGGCTCCTTGTTGGGGGAAGAGAAAACGCCTTGCTTCTTGACATAATCAAGATAATAAGCAGCCCATAAATCAATTAATACTTTTTCTGGGATAAAACCTTTGTCTGTCACCGCCCTGGGCCTTGTTAGCGGCTTTGGCATATTATCACCTCGCTTTCGTTATGGTGTTGGGGGTATGCAGTTTTCAAAGAACCATATAATTAGGCTACATATTTAACGGATAATTCCCGGACTATAGCGGTATAAATCTCCTTTAGTCTGGGTTCGGCTTCGATAACATCCAGGTAATTCGCGGTTGCCAGTTGGGTTCTGGTAGAGCCGGCAGTGCGCATTCTGTTGCGCAAATTATCCAGGCGTTGGTCAAGGTTGCAGCGACCACGCTGCTTAAGCAGGTCGTAGCTTTCATTTTTGATGCCCTGGTAATCACCCAGCTTAAAGCCAATGCGCTGTAGCTGCTTGTTTACCCACCAGCGCCAGTCGCGGTCAGTCTGAATGATCGCCTCTTTCACCGCCTGTATCTGTTGATTAGCCTGGGCAGCCTCTTCCTTGGCTTCGAGAGCCATGCGTTGGGCGACTTCTATCTGGTCAATGGCACCGCGGAGGATTTGAAGCTCGGTCATAGGTTGGGTTTGTGGCAGGAATGCCGCAGCCAGGACATCTTTAGCCTTAACCTTAAATTCTTTGAGAGCGGGCCGAACTTTCGGTTTGCACATTGAAGCTTTGATGCCGACTAGGAAGAATGGCAGATATTCGATATCCATCATATTAGTTTCCTGTATTCCTTGGTTTGTAGGTATCTGTATTTTACATACCCCTTGCGGAAGTACATCGTCACGGTTTATTCGTTGCATTTGTCCGCTGTAGTCAATTCCTAGTCCGTCGCATATACTTCTGACGCCCACGCGGATAATTCCCTGGTCATCCATGCATGCCAGCATCGTTACACCGTCGTAATCAACTTCCTTAACCTGTAGTTCTTGTTTTTCAATTAACTCGTTCATGATTTCGCCTCCTCTATGCGGTTTACAGGATTACCCTTCCTTGTGTCGAATTTGGTAGATGTCAGGCTATCAAATTGAAGGGAGGTGTAATTTTGGGTTCTTACGACTGCCCGTTTTCAGGCAAAATATGCTCAGGCGATTGTGCGTTAATGGTCCACGCAGATACTTATTCCCAATGCGCCCTGGCTGAGATTGCAACAAAGTTAGGGCAAATACTTAATGAGTTGAAGGCTGCGAAATAGTTTCTTGGTATCCCTTCTGAGCCATTTCCAGCACCTTACTTGCAAGGGACTGGCTCAGACCGGATCCCTTGAGAACAACAATAACTCTATTTGCGATTTGCTCCAGCGCCTTCCCTGATAAGCAGTCAGTAATTGTTCCTGACGGGGCCATTTCTTCTTGCCTCCCTTCTTGCCGTGTTTATCCCCGCGCCGTGCGGGGAAGGATATTAGTGGGTTATTTATCTGCAATCGGTTCCGGTTTTCATTTTGGCATCCAGTTCTCCAAAAAAAATATTTTGTATTGGAACCTTTAATATTTGGGATATCTGTAAAGCCATAGCGTAAGACAGACGCCTCTTTCCGTTTTCTAGATTGCAGTAATGGGTCTTTGAAATACCTAACTGGTTTGCCATAAACTGTTGCCCTATACCTTTTTCAGCCCTTATGCTCTTTAACGATTTTTGCATTGCAAGCACCCCCTTTGTTTTCGTTTTGGCAACCCTTAACTACTATTATAGTTGCCATTTTGAAAATTGCAATAGGTTTTACATAAAAATTTTTCAATATGGCAACCCACTTGCTAGTTGCTTATTTGAAAACTACAATGAGATTAATGCTAGGAGGGATATTGTGTCAGGAAACAATCTGAAGAAATTACGAAACAAAAAGGGGTTAACCCAAAGTCAATTGGGCGAATATTTTGGCTTATCCAAAACCGCAATATCTCTTTATGAAAACAATAAGCGCGGAATTGATAGCAACCTAGTTAAATCTATGGCTGAGTTTTTTAATGTTACAACTGATGAATTATTAGGCGTTCCTCCTGACAACATCAAACTGGAAGTCAACGAACCTGCTCAAATTTACAGCGTTTCAGATGTTGATAAAATTTTGGAAGATACACGGATGGCCTTGAAGCAGGCCATTGGGGATGGGCTTATAACAGAAGAAAAGGCCGCTGAAGCTGTTGAACTGGCACGACGGCAACTCATGTTGGTTTTGGAACAAAAAAAGTAAACATCCCGGTCGTATGGCCGGGCTTTGCTGTCTTTAGGGGAAATTCGACATTTTATGAAAGGAAGGTGGTTTTATTGGTTTATTTATTCAGTACACAAAATACATAAGGGGAGGGGCGAACCATGAATTCTGTGATATTAACTGTCACGATCGCGGTTAAGAGACAGGAAATAGGCAACCAGGATAACTGGCAGGCTTCCAAAACTACCTATTATAGGCACGGCTCTGTGCTTATAATCATTATCCTGGTTGACTGAAAACGTGGTTCGTCGCCTCCTAATATCTTATCCTCCACCACAAGGAAGAAGCAAGCGATTATTCAGTCCGGAACCACATATGCGAGTATAGCAATATGTGGAATGTCAGGGCAAAGGTAATTTGTGACAATGGGGATATTTGCCTATAGGGAGTTGATTCTTAGTGGGTAGTTTTGTTGTCTATATTGTGATTGCAGGCATTGTTTCGTATATTTTTAAACTTATTTCCGGATTCGTTTTAGGCGGTCCAATATTACTCTGGATTGCCATGTCAGACAAACCATGTGAAGAACTCTTCGAAAGCAGGCCGAGGTTATTATTAACGCTGGGCGTTTTTAACCATGCGACATCAGGGGCTTTGTATGCCTTTGTCATATACGCATTTAGTCTGTATTTTGTTAATCATATGGGAGGCAATTATTGGTTATATTTTTCTCTTTCAATAGTGTGGGCGCTTGTGGCTTTTAGCGAAGTATCTGGCATGCTTGATGTTTTCTTCCTTGCCTGTGTTTGCGGCATTCCTGTTCTCTGGTTTGCTGGGCCTTACTTTTTGCTCGCCCTATGGATTATATTGCTAATTGTTTTTATACCAGTCTATTTTAAAAGAAGCGAATCAGTTATGTCCATGTATAAACGCACTCCGCTTATACCCGAGGACAGTAAAGAAACCAACCTTGACAACTATTTGTAGGACAACCATTAAACCGAGGTGGCAGTAATGATTGATTATTACGAAGTACTTCAGGTTAGCCCAACTGCTAGCCCCGAAGTAATATCGGCAGCATACCGCAGATTAGCCCAAATGCATCATCCGGATGCCGGGGGTTCGGCTGAGAAAATGAAATTGCTTAACCAAGCGTACGAAAACCTGAGCAACCCGGTAAAAAGGCAGATGTACGATGATTGGCGCGAGCAAGCCGCAACAACAATACATACCGAAGAGCCTTCGCGTGTCGATACGGTTCCGGAAGTTTCTCAGATACGACCATGGGTTAGATTTTGGGCGCGCACTTTAGACATGTACATATATGGCATAGCTTTGGGTGTGCTAATTGGCATATTAGCGCCGTACGAAGATATATCCGACATAGAATTTTATATACTTTTTGCTTTAACATGGCCTTTTCTTGAGGCTTTATTCATCAGCAGATTAGGATACACTCCCGCAAAACTAGCATTGAGTACCAAGGTTTCTAAAATTGACGGAGGGCTCTTAAGCTACAAAGAAGCTTTGCTACGTTCTTTTTGGGCATTTTCAGAAGGAGCAGGGGCCGGCATTCCTTTAATTAATCTAGTTACGTTGTCAATCAGCTACAATTACTTGAAATCAACAGGGGCAACTAAGTGGGATACATATTATTGCTGCTCCGTAACTCATCAAAGAATAGGCCTTATTAGAGCGACGCTTGTAGTCATTTTATTTATAGGAATACTGGTTTTATTGGAATATGCGAATACCCTGTAAGGTTATTTTTATAGGGAGGAAGGAGAATGAAACCATATCTCAAAAAGTTGCCCGTTGTCTTATTAACGGTAGTCTGCCTACTTATTGCTGGTTGCCAAGCTGACCAGGCCACAGCGCCGGCTGAATCCGAGTCAACAGTCCAGTATGTCGGCAGCATCAATTCAGATAAATACCATAATCCTAGTTGCCAGTGGGCAGGCAAAATAAAACCCGAAAACGAAATATGGTTTAGCACCAAGGATGATGCAGAGGGAGCTGGATACGTTCCGTGCAAAGTTTGTAAACCATAGGCAAAATGCCAGGCTTTTTAAAGGAGGATTTTTATGCGCAAAAGGGTATTGGCGTTAACCCTGGTTATAGTGATGTTGGTCTTTGCCGCACCAGCGCAGGCCAACGCACAAGGGCTTAACGGAACACTGTTTTTAGTTGGCTCAGAGGAATACATATCAGGTAAATATGTTTACCCAATGGACGTTGCGCCGTTCGTGGAAAATGGCAGGACATATCTGCCGATCAGGTATTTGGCTGATGCTTTAAATATTGCAGAGGCCAACATCGTATGGGATGCGTCCACCGAAACAGTGCGCTTAACCAAAGAAGGTTACGGAACAATATATTTATCTGTTGGGGATACCGTCATGAGGAGTAACATTAACCCTTCTATATCAATGGACGTTGTGCCAGTTAATCGCAATAACCGTGTATTTCTTCCGGCCAGATATATAGCTGAAGCATTTGGCGAAACCGTGAGCTGGGCACCGGAAACCAATGGGGTTTTAATCTCCCAAAGCGACGGGCAATGGGATAATACCCCGGTTACGCCAGCTTTTCCGGCAGAAGAAGATGATACCCCCATTCCCCCTTATGAATGGACATACGGCGGAAATCAATGGTCGTGGGATTCTGGCGTCACCCAGCGGGCGGTAGAAATAATTCTTGACCACTACCGCGAAATGCCGCATCCGCACAGAACTCAGCTAGACTATGTTCTAACTTATTGTACCGACGAGGACAGCCTGTATATGATAGACGCATTAGCGAAAGAGATAACAGAAATAGCAACCAGGGAAGGAATACCAAGAGACGAGATACCCTATCTGGCAATAGCATTCGTGCAAAGCTTCCCTTATGTATCGGATTCCATATCATCCGGGTACGACGAATATCCACGTTATCCGATTGAAACGTTCTTTGAAAGAAAAGGCGACTGTGAAGATACCGCAATTCTCACCGCAGTATTACTCAAGCAATTGGGCTATGGTTCAGCCCTTGTAATCCTGCCGAGCCATTGCGCCGTAGGGGTATTGGGGAAAGATACCATAGAAGGAACTTATTACTTGATTGATGGGAAAAGGTATTATTACCTTGAAACAACGGATGTCGGTTGGAAAGTCGGAGAGCTCCCGGATAGCATAAAGGAAACCAAGGCCATCGTACTACCACTACCATAGGGAGGGGTTAACTATGTGGGACGCAATGATAATTATCGGCCTGCTTGGAACAATGGTTGCCATAGTGGGCAGCATTACAATGGGGATAAAACGTAATCCCATCTGGAAGAAATGGCTGGCCGGCGCCGGGCTTGCCTTTGTCGTAATGATAGTGGGCGCAGCAAATGCACCGGCTCCAGTCGAACCGGACGGCACCCCCTCAAACCAGGCGGCAGTGCAGACAGCCGCCCAAAAGCCTAACGATACATATCCTGTCAACTTGGAGAAGGCTGCCGTCGTAAAGGTAGTGGACGGCGATACCCTGGCCGTGAATGTTGCCGGCGAAGAAAAGCGGGTGCGCCTGATTCTAGTAGATACGCCCGAATCAGTACATCCGGACGAGTCCAGAAATAATGAGTACGGGAAGCTGGCCAGCGACTACACCGCGTCACAAATAAAAGCCGGCCAGACGATCTATCTGCAAAAGGATGTATCGGACACCGACAAGTATGGTCGGCTGCTTCGTTATGTCTGGCTTGAGCAGCCCACGGACATTGAGGATGAGGCAGAAGTCCGGGCCAAAATGTATAACGCCAAGCTGCTGCTGGAAGGTTATGCGCAAATCGCCACATACCCGCCTGACGTCAAATATGCGGACATATTTACCAATTTCCAGAGAGAAGCCCGGGAGAGCGATAAAGGGCTGTGGGGAGTCGAAGAGGAGCCCGCTGAGACAGTTGCAGCTCCGCCTGTAACTACGCCTGCCCCGGCTCCTGCACCAGCTACCGTTGCCCCTGAGCCGCAACCGCAGGTTGAACCGCAAACAGCCACGGTTTATGTAACAAATACCGGCGCAAAGTACCACCGGGACGGCTGTAGATATCTTAGCAAGAGCCGGATTCCTATGAGTTTAACAGATGCGAAAGCGGCAGGGTATACGCCCTGCAAGGTCTGCAAGCCGTAACAGCAGGAGGGTGCATTTATGAGAGCGGTTGCCTATGCAAGGTATAGTTCGGCCAATCAAAGAGAAGAGTCTATATCTGCCCAGCTCCGGGTTATATATGATTATGCAAACAAACACGGAATAAATATAGCAAAAGTATATGTTGATGAAGCCCAAAGCGCAACCAGCGACAATAGAGATGATTTTCAGCGTATGATCGCAGAACTCGACGAAACAAGTCCTGATTTAGTTTTGGTCCATAAACTAGATCGCTTCGCCAGAGATAGGTTTGACGCAGCTTTTTATAGGAGGGAGATAAAAAAACACCGTGCGCGCTTGATAGCTGTGGAGCAAGACTTCGGCGAAGGGCCGGAAGCTGGATTAATGGAAAGCATACTTGAAGGATTTGCAGAATATTTCTCGAAGAATCTCTCAAGAGAAGTTAAGAAAGGGCATACTGAAAACGCTATGCAGGGAAAACATTGTGGTGGAATACCACCGTTAGGTTATAGCCTAGATAAAGACGGCAAATATATTGTTAATAAAGAAGAGGCCCCAGCCATAAAAGTAATATTTGAAAGAAAACTAGAAGGCTATAGTTATAAGCAGATTGCCGATGAACTGAATAAATTGGGTTATAAGACAAAAAGCGGACGTCCCTTTGGCCCTAATTCCTTACATGATATTTTGAGGAATGAAAAGTATAATGGCACCTTTGTTTTTCGCAAGACAAGCCCTAATAGCAGTAGGCAGGCAGAAGATCCGACTAAAACTATGCGAATAGAAAATGCCATACCCAAAATTATTGATAAAGATACCTTTGATAAGGTACAAGAAATAATGGATAAATCCCGTTGTCAGCCAAGACCAAACGAAGGTAAACAGATACGTTACCTGTTAACAGGCTTAATTCGTTGCGGTCTATGCGGACAGGCAATGGCCGGAGATACTAACACCAGAAAATATAAAAATAGCTCTGCCACTTACGGATATTATAAATGTGGATTAGCCAAACGCACCAAAGAATGCACTAACAGCACTAGGTATCCCAAGAATACTATAGAATTAGAGGTATTAGGCAGAATAGAAAAACGAGCGGCATCTATTAAAAATCCTGAATCCATGGCAGATAAATTGATAACTAAGTTAAAAAAAGACTTCGAGAAAAATGACAGACAAAAAGAATTGCGTAAATTACTAACGAAAACCGAAAAGGAGTTGCATAATCTCACTAATGCTATCGCAAGCGGTGCCGACCCGAGATTATTAGCAAGCAAGTTAAATGAAGCGGGAAAACGGCGTGACCAATTGAAAGAAGAAGTTAAAAAAGCTGGCGTGCCCATAGATTTATTAGACAAGCAAAGGCTTGTCGATTTTTTGCGTGAACAAAAAGAAATTAAATTTGACCGGAACGATGAGGTTCAGTGTTTGGCAGCAATAAGGAAAACGATAAAACAAGTGCTTGTCTACCCAGATAGAACGGAGGTCGAATTCAAAGAACTATCTCTGTAGCTTGTGGGGATTAAATGGTATTCTCTTGGGGCTACCACTTAATCCCCACAATAAATAAAGCGAGCACTTGCTTAGGTGCCGCTTTTTTTTTATTTTACAAGGCTGTTTAACAAACAGGACATATGCCCCAGATCTCCTGCCATCCCCCTTCTACTTTCCTGCCGCTTTGCCGTCTACGTAGCTAGTTTTGTGGTCAATATGAAGATATTGGAAGGGGAAAAGAGTAAGCCGGGGGAGGGATTCCCCGGCGACTATCTGTTAGAAGCTGTGGTCGCTACTGCAGCATAGAATTTAGCTAGTCTTTCTTAAAGTTAACAATAACCAGATTATCCGGTCTTGTTAATCTCCCATTCTCTAAATTGCATAATTCTTCAATCTCGTTAACAGGATAATTCAAATCATTCAGTATTGTTGGTGCAGTTTTCGCTTTGTGTTCTAAAATCAATTCTATTGCTTGTTTAAGTAAAATCGGTTCTTCCATAGGGATCTCATTATCTAACGGCTCATAAGTTCTCATCTTATACTTAGATATTTGTTTCCTTAAATATAGAACCTGACTTTCTGTAAAGATTTCTAGATTACCACAGCGTGTAATCATTGCTTGAATGGAGACTAACCACCTTTTTTTAAGCATTTTAAAATGTGTCAAAGATGAAGAATAAACTTCCTGCCCAAATGAATCTATAGGCATAAGGAAAGCTGATGCGAAATTATTGGCTTCTGCTTCAGTTTGATTATGAATATAATTGAACTTTAAATCATCATTAGTATATACGCCAGCATGCATAAGCAAGTGTCCAAGCTCGTGTGCCACGCTAAAACGTGAACGTACAGCAGAATTGCTGTCAGAAACTAAGAAAATTAACGGCCGTTTTTCCTTATATGAATATCCATCTATAGTATTGGAGTTAGTTTGCTGGCGGCAAACGATAACGCCGTTTCTCTCTAACAGCATAATCATATTGCTTATCGGGCCTAAACCTAACCCCCAATGTTTACGAACGCTAATGGCTAACTGTTCGATCTCTTCATTTTTCCAGGCTACCCCTTTTGGTTTCTGATTTACTTTTGGTAGATTAACGTCTGGAAACTTGATGAAGTTTTCTAAATAATTAATTATATCATCTACCCACTCATTTCTCACTGATCTTGCATCACGTTGTTTTAAAGTGGCCGCTGATTGCTTACGATAAAAAACCGTTCTGCTCAAATCTGTACTTACGATAGGCTTAAAGAAGAACCCTAACGGGAAATTCATTTTTTTTATTAATAAGTCAAATACTGGCTCGGAAGGGATAGACTTTCCGCTTTCATATTTTGAAACCATTTGCTGTGACACATTTAATAAAACAGCAAGTTCAGTCTTGTTTAAACCTTGAGACAGCCTTGCCTGTCTAAGCCTTTCAGGCTGGAAACGAGACATTGGATTCCGAAATGTTCTATTTTTCATCTTTTAACACTTCCGACATAGCATTTAAAAATTCTACTCTTGGCTCATCTATAACTGCAGCAGGCAATTCCGCTGGAGTTAAATGGGGCTCCTTAATAAGATTAATACATTTATTATTTTTCCATTTAACTTTTCCGTTATATTCTGCTGGAATGCCAAGTCGAGCTGAGACCAATCCATTATTCTCAACATTAAACGTCAATAAAAAATAATGCGATTCATCTACATAATCATCAAAATTAAATAATGTTGGTTGGGCTCTTGTCATTAATAATTGCCTGTATAACGCATCTTGAGGCATGCTTGTATTGCGCACAACTTGACTTATTGTAAATGTAAAATCGCTTGATGTAAACTCATAATAATAATATGAATGATTCCTATTGCTCATCTCTCTACAGTCAATCCCTGGGAAATGGTATTGCATCACACTTTTTAAAGCCACTTGGGCTGCGACGTTTCGCAAATATCCGACGGCAGCTCGAGCAACATTCCCATGCTCTTTTAAGTACTTTTCTCTGCTAACAGTATCGTTTACCCAAGATACACTATTAATTAATGCTGGGACAAAATGGGACCTCATGCTGATAGGCATATGGGAATTAATTAATTCAATGGGTTCCTTCATTGCATATATCCTTTCATTGTTTATTTTTTACATTACAACCACATTACCATATTTAAGCGAATTTCACAACTACATTGGGATATTTTTGTTGATTTCACAACCATAAAATTATCTCCGAGAACAAACGGCCCGGCCGGAGCCGGGCTTATGTTGTATATATAAATACCATTGGTAGTTAACCAGCGCCCTCTTCTGCGTCCGATGACATCTCTGCAGTATTAGCCCACTCTTCCCCAAACTCGTCCTTAAAAGCCCTCAGTGCCGCCTCAACCAGTCCCTTAATCTCACTGGCCGCTATACTAATCCCCTTTTCCTGCGCCCGGGCCGCCAGCCAGTCGGCAGCCTGGTTATATTTATCTTCTCCATGCAAATCCTTGAATGCTTGTTCCGCGAACTGCACGGCTAAGGCAGCCAGTTCCTGCTTGGTTTCCAGCTCCTGCCGTATCCGCTGCAGCCGTTCCGCACCTATCTTGCGCCTCAGCCACTCAGCAGCCATGACGGCCAACACCGGCAATAAGATGGACAGCAGATCATAGGCCAGACTCACAATTCTATCATCCATTATTTCAACACTCCTTCCCGGTCCAATATGACCAGCGTTTTCAGAGTAGACTCGGGCAAATTGATATTACCCTTGCCGTCCCCAGCCAGCGACCCCCGGTTAATCAGCTTCTGCACAACGGGCTTACCCCAATCAGGTACATCGTTTAAGGTTTTATATGTCATTTCATCATCCTCCAATCTTGCATATAATTCCTTCCAGGGAAACAATGCCCCGGGGCAAGCGGTAGGCATTACATGCTTATGCCCTATTACCGCTATTCCCGGGAATCGTATATGAATATCCTGTATCAGCCACACCAAGCTCTCCATCTGCTCCTCGGTGGGCTTTTCGGTCTGGAAGTTTCCAATAAGGCATATTCCTATGCCATCCACATTTGCATCATGCTGCGGGTCTTGATAAGCATGGGCTCCTCTTGCCCATTCCGGCCGGCCGCGCCAGATTGAACCATCAGGATAAACGGCATAGTGATAGCCAACCCCAGCATAATTCCGGTTTAAGTGCCATCTGTGGATATCCTGGATAGTCGTATCTATGTCGCTTGCTGAATGGTGGACCACTATCCTCTTGGTATATGGTCGAGTTCTGAATCCTCCGTTAAATTGGAGGTTCGCTTCGTGTATCTGCATTATTCTCGCCTCCTTTCAGTTTGGCTTTCCGGATCTCGGCCAGCATCCAGAGCTCGCCAGTGGTAAATGCGAACCAAGCCGCAATCAAAGCTGTAGGCTCGCTGCCCACCCGGAGAAACACATACAAAACAGCGGCGGTAAATCCCGTATTTAAGAGGACTACCGCCGCTACAATAAACTTGGAAAATTTGTTCTTCATTTTAACCACCCAATTTCTGTACATACCAGATAAAGAATCCTAAAAACACGGCCAGTAGGCTAGTTACCCCGCCTACAAGTTTCCAGGCTACCGACTTCATTAGGGCCATAAGATCGCGTATGTCGCTGGACAAGTCATCCAGTTTTTTAAACAGTGTGGCAAGCTGTTCATTTTGTGTGGCATCCTTAATCTCCAGCGCCCTTATCCTTTCCCCATGATCGTTCAACCTCTTTTCGGTGTTTTCCTCAAAAGATACCAATAACGCCACGCTCCCCTCAACATTAATCCTAAAAATAAAAGGCTGGTCTAATTACCCGCCAATAGGAACTATTTTTGAACTGCTTTTATCCAGCATCCTCCTGATGTAGTCTAACCCTCGCTGATAAACCAGCGTCTTAATATTAATGCAGGTAGTCCCGTCCTTTAGGCAATAAAAAGAGCAGGGGCTTATCCCCTGCTCATGGTGACATTGTTTGTCCGTTTCATTTCCCTTGGTAAGCAGTATAATAATATTGAGGTGGAAACATGAAGAAAACAGAAAGTATTATAATAGCTATTTTTATAACCTTGATAGTTCTGCTTAACATCTTCGAACACACCTTATTTTACCGCGTTACCATGCTTGTTGTAGGCGGCCTCTTCTTTCTCTTCTGCCTGATTTTCGCAATACTAAACAAATACGATAAGCTGTTTTAGCGCGCCATATTTGCCCTCGGGGAAAACCTTTCGCCTACTGCCTTCTGAGCAATTTCCAGCATATTAGCCTGCATTCTTCGAGTGCGCTTTTCCTTCTCCGCGTACGACAGGGACGAATCAGCATTAACATTACGGATTTCCTTGCGGATATTACTTATCCTTCGTGCTTGCCGATTATAATAACGTTGCTCACTGGGGTCATATTGCTTACCCTTATTGCCGGTAGCGCCGTAGTCCGAAGCCGCAGTATCCAGTTTTTCTTTCTGCTCATAGAACTTATTCATTACATCGTTGGAGTACAAGGGATCCGCGGTAAAGGTGCGCGTTAGCACTTCCCCTACCCGCTGGCCGATATTCTGCCCGCGCCCTTGAGCCATGGCCGGGATGCCCAACTCGCCAATTACGCCAGAATAACTTCGGAACAAGTAGTCAAGTTTTTTGGGGCTAAGCTTCAAGGCGTCGCCTATAGTCTTTGCTGCCGCGCTGGTTTTTTCATCATACTGCAGTTCCGGCGATAAATCCTCCATATAGCCGGGAACTATAGGACGCCCGGCAAAATCCTTGTTTCGCATAACATCGGCTGCCGGCATTACTATGGGCCGTACGGGCGGCACGAAGTTGTTTACCCACGCCTCGCTGAACTGATAAAATCCTTCCGGATCGTCCGCCTCCCATTGCCTTAGAGCGCGTTCGGGCAGATCGCTAAACACCACTCCTATTTCACGCGGTTTGGCAACCTTAATAAACTTCTTGCCATCCTGGTAGGGTATACAATAGTAATTATCCCTTACGAAGCCACTGAGCTTATGGTAATTGGGATTATCCTTATTGAAGAGATAGAGCCCTATGGTTGGCACCGTAACCGCTACTATACTTCTGTAGGTAGCGCCTAATGGATCCTTGCCAAACATACGGGCTATCTTTTCTATTCCCTGCACTGCAGCATTAAAGTAAGGAATGAAGGCATCAACATCCTTGCCCGCTTCACCGCGCCTGCTGAAATTCACGGTTACGTCCTGGGAAGCATGTAGCCCTTCTAACTTGCTGGCATAGTTATTGCCGCCTTTTTTTACGGTACGAATATACTCAGGCAAGCGCGGCAATGCCTCAACCGTACTGGTAAACCGCTCTATGCCTTGGAAACCGGCTTTAGCACCTTTGCCGACGTAAGATAAAGGCGTGTTGTTCTCCGGTCTCCAGTAGCCCGGCATAACCTTGCTCTTGCTCTCAGCCAGCAGATTACGGTCGGCAGCTACTGAAGCGGTATGTGAACCGCCGCCCATAGCCTTGTATTCCTGGTAGAACTTGTCCGGATGCCAACGTTCATTAGTAACTATACGGGCCAAAGAGTCAAGCATGTCCCAGGTAAATTGGGCCTCTCTAACCCCAGGCGCCTTGCTCAAGGTTTCGCTTGATACATACGCCATCGGTATATCGCGGGCTATATTACGTGTCGCAAATATCGGGTTGCCCCCGGTAGTCAATACCTTCATCAGCCGGGTAGCGGTCCTGAAAGATTCCACAAGAGCATTTACGCCTGTATCCGACAAGGTGGTCAAAGCGTCAAGCAACACCGGGTCGTTTACCTTGACATGAACACGTTCGCCATCGGCAAAAGCCCTTACGATATTAGGTTTATCTAATGGCTGTTTGGATGCCAGTTTTCTTGCCGTCATCTGCTCAAACGGTTCTTCCAAATAATTTATAACCCCGTCAATCCCATCCTTTTTAAGAACGGTATTAATGTTGTCCAGGGCATCCATGCCTTTTTCCGGGATTATCTCGGCAAACCCGGACAGTTCATCAGGGGCTTTCTCTAGGTTGCGAATTACCGCCTGCATAACCTCATTGCGCTTAGCTGTCTTAACGTAGCGGTCAACCTGCTCTATCGTGCTTTCTATGGGGTCAACGATAGGTCTTTCGGAGCCCTCCGCTTTCTTGGTTGGATTAGTCTGGTTGGCAAATCCCCGTTTTGCCTTGCCCTGCCCCGGCGTAGTCTCTATCGGCTTCATCTGTCGTTGGAAAGGCGTATAGTACGGATGTGCCTTCAGGAAAGCCTGCCATGCATCCGGGGTAATAATGCCGGTATCAACCAGCCAGGACTTGGCCATATCCCTGTGCCACTTCACATATTCGTCCGCTGCCTGCTTCAGTTCAGGCGTTTGCTTATCATAGGCAGCCAGCCGCTGTTTTGCTTTCTCCGGGGTCATAGCCCATTTCCTGGGGTAAACCTGCTTGTCTTGCTCCATCCATGATATAGAATTTCTCAGCACCAAGTAGTCTCTGAAATCCTGTTCTTTCCCCCGGGGAATATTGCTCAGCACTTCCTTGAAAGACGGGCCCACGATATTGCCCTTTGAGTCCACCAAGTTTTCCTCTAAGATTGCCCTGGCCGCGCCGGTGGATTCCCGGCTATTGATTGCTAGCAGATAAGCCTTATCCTCTGCCGGCAGATGCTTACCTGTGGTTTTAGCCACAAACTTATCCAATTCATCCAGGCGATACAGATCGTCAACCGCCTTGGTATAAACCATCTTGGCAGATTCTTTGGCGATAATGGGATCGCGCTGAGCTTTGCTTACAATATGCCTGCCGGTATCAATGTCGCTCGTTTCCGGCTCAGAGGCTATGCGCTGCTCAGCAGCTTTGAAGCCTTTGCCAGCGGATGACATTTTTTCCTGCCGTATCGGTATCTTCTGCCCCTGGAAGGTTACGGACGTTTCCCCATTGTCTCTTAGTTCCTTGGCGCGAGCCCAGACGTTGCTCAATACCTTGCGAGCCGCTTCCGGGCTGTACCCTTCAAAAACATCGGGGAACTGCTTCTGCATCAGCTTTCCGAAGTGTTCAAAATTGCCCTTGTGAAGCTGTTTGGCTCCGTACTGCACCATGGCCTTGAAATCGTCTATAGGGGAATTGCCGCTGGAACCTAACTTATAGCGAATGTCGGGATTGGTTTCAGACTTTGCCTTCGCCGCCGGTTCCTGCCACTGCTTACCGAAAGTATCGACAAACTGCTTTTCCC